CCGGAGAAAATAGAAACGCGAATAACGGTTCTGGTGCGCTGAAATCTGACTTTTTCGACTCAAAAATGGATCAGAATAATCATGCAACACAAATTTCCAGTGAAAACACCGAAAGCAACAATAATTCTAACAACAATGATGGACAGAACAAACCGGAAGTTGAATTAATACCCTCAAATTCGGACAGCGAAGATATTGTAGTGATAGACAAACCGAAAGAATGGGTAGAAAAGCCTCAAAGTGCAGCAACAACAACAGCTGCGCCTTTGCCGTTCAGTGCGTCTGCTATATCGGCACCCACAGCTGGATCTCTCGCGTCATTTTACGCCAGAAACCAACAAATGCCGCAATGGGTGTCAGGCATTACCAATGCAAACAACGCTGTTAATTCCTACTATTCCCAATATGCCCAAGCTCTAAATGTTGCTGCCCAACTCCAATATCAACAAAATCCGCAAATTAGCGCAGCTGCCGTTGCCGGATTCTTCAACCCTTATGGAATGAACTTCGGCGGCGGCTTCAACAACTACACTCCAAACCCTCTCTCCTACGGAACACCCACCTATATCGAACTCCCCTCCTACCACACCCCCACCTGGCTATCGATCATCCCCGAGAAATTCTTCGAAGACCTCGAACATCGAAACCGCATCCAACAAGAGAACAGTCACCGCTACAAAAAAATAACACTCTCCCTGATAAATGTCTGGGAATTTACTATCGACATCGATGGAGGGTACAATCAATCTATCGCTTCGGGACTCCGTTCGAAAATAAAAAAGATTGCGCGAGAACACGTGGGACAGGGAGGGCGGAAGGGGGCATTGTTCGAACGGGGATCGACCATGCCGGATGATCCCGTTCTCAAAAGTGCGACTTCCGGAAATGGGGACGAAGCGGGGAAATGGAGAATACCTTTGGGTGCGTATCAGGCGCTCTTGACGTATTTGACGTCGGATCCGATGAATATCGTGGACGGAATTCCGGCGGAGCAGTTGAAGGCGGCGACTTTGGGGAGGGAGAGGATGGATCGAAAGGATGTTCCGTCGGTGAAAGCGTTGATCAGAAAGGGGGTATTTCCTGGTGTTGCGGCGGCGTTGGCTCCTTATCAGAGAGTGGGGGTAGACTTTATTTTGGAAAAGGACGGACGATGTTTGCTTGCTGATGAGATGGGTTTAGGGAAAACTGTTCAAGCAATAGCTTCAATGTCGGCATTTTTCAAAGATTGGCCATTACTCGTGCTATGTCCAAGTACAGCTCGATATCATTGGCAAAATGAGTTGAACCACTGGCTCGGGAATAAACTTACTGATGAGGAACGGAGAAATCTCGGGAAAATTGATGTTATGGACCCACTGGAAAAAGATCACTCTACTGTAATTAGTTCCGGAAAAGGTTTAATCTTCCCAAAACGTGGAAAGACAAAAGTTGTCATTTGCTCCTTCGGACTGATTGTTTCCCTTGTTGATTCAAATAGAATCACACCTGGAATGTTCAATGCTGTGATTGTGGATGAGTCTCATGCTTTAAAGAGCAAGTCTACGAAAAGAACGAAAGCGGTGTTGCCACTTTTGCATGCCGCTGAACGGTGTCTTCTATTATCTGGCACTCCGGCTTTGGCACGTCCAAGTGAATTGTGGCCGCAGATTTCAGTCCTGGGTGGCAGACGGAAAGACGGAACTGTTAACGATTCTTCTGGTATTTTCGAAGACGAGGAAGAATTCATGTCGAAGTACGTACTAAAAGGAGATCGGGGCGATGAAATTGGTACTAAATCTCGACTTGCCGAGCTGCATACATTACTCACTTCAACAATCATGATTCGTAGAATGAAAGCTGATATTCTCAAAAATCTGCCATCAAAAGTAAGGGAGAAAGCATACATTAAAGTGGAAGATGATAAAGCAAGGCATGAGTTCAAATATTACATGCAACTGTTACGCCAGGGGAAGGGAGTGCTTGGAAAACTAGCTCGTCAAAACAAGGAACAATCCGCATCATCCGCATCCAGTACTGATGCTGCGCATCCTTCATTTTTGGATGAAGATTATGACACAAAGAAAAGTAAAGAAGTTCTGCATCACTTGTATCACATCACAGGCAGGTCCAAAATTAAGAAAGTGACAAAAATGTTGAAAAGTTGGTTGGCGGATTATTCGAAGGGAAAGTTGTGTATATTTGCTCATCATCTCGACGTTTTGGACGCGATAGCTTTGGGTGCGGGATTGAGCAATCATCGAGGATCTTTGAAAAGGTTCATTCGAATTGATGGATCGACAACTCCAAAATTACGTCAGGAACAAATTGAACAATTCCAGTCCGACCCATTGGTTCGCATTGCAATGCTTGGAATCACTGCAGCTGGCGTGGCAGTTACTCTCACGGCATCGTCAACAGTTTGGTTTGCAGAATTGTTCTGGACACCAGCAATCATGATCCAAGCTGAGGATCGATGTCATCGGATTGGTCAGCAAGCACGTGTTAGGTGTCTCTATTTTATTGCCAAAGGTACTCTTGACGAGGTTCTGTGGAAGCTGATAGAAAAGAAATTTCGTGACCTTGGGGAGTTTGTTGAGGGAAAAGAAAACATGGACATCGCACTTGAACGCACTCTGGAAGACGACGAAGAGGATGAGATCTTAAAAGTTGAGGCTGAAGATGCTGCGTCGAGGAAAAGAAAGTCGCAGGATGAATTGACTGATTATGTTGACACAGATGACATTGATTTGAATACGGAGATCGACGAACTGGTTCATGAAGAGGAAGAAATGCTAAAGATAGGAAAGGAAGATGACGAAATCGATTCCGAAGAGGCAGACAAGGAATCTTCTTCAAATGAAAAGATTGTATCTAGCTCAAAGGAATCTGCGCCAGCAGAGGAGAAAGATGACGCCGTGATTGATTTAATGGATGGGGAAGATGAAGAAGAAACCAAAGCAAAGCAATTGACTATCGGGGAAACGAGACAGTTGTATAAGGAAAGTGGTGTCAGAGCAAAAGTGAAAATTGAGCCTAATACCCTTTTCAAGAAGCTTCGCATTTACAGATTAAAATACCCTGGCCCCACCTACGGTCTTATCATGGTGTCATGCAACGGTCGGGTTGTTGTGAAATCATTTCATTCCAAACGAGCCAATCGGAACTGGTCCAAACCCGAAGTCGGTCATATCATCATAGCCGTCAACAATTTTGTTTTACCGCGTGAAGCGCCATTCACCAAGGTGCTTCAATTGATGAAACATTTCATGACAGCCAGGCCTCCTGTAACACTTACTTTTGCAGAGGATGAGGAATTTACTTCATTGTTTAGGGAAGATATTCTTCCAACATTACCGAGTAATCAAAAGAACAAAGATGCGGCGTCTTCTGCACCCTCAAGCAGTACTGGAGAAACAAGCTCGGCGGTTGCTGCTCCCAGTTATGATCAAACTTCACCAACACAACAGATTGCTGCACAGCAACTGAGTCAAGGCACTGGTGTCATAGAGTTATTAGATGATGATTAATTGTTAAATTCAACATTTTTG